AGCGGCGAACGAGAGCCTTGTGCTTGCCTTCCTGAACGTTCCAGTTGTCGGAGCGCAGGGATTTCTCCAGCTCCATGATCGAGTACTGGTAACCGCCCAACCACGTTTTGATCTTGTAGGTGATCGGAGCGAGGCCGGTGCTGACCTGGCTGATGCGGGTCGCGGCGCCGACGCCCTGGAGCCCGGATTCAAAATCGCCCGACGAGTCATACTCGACGTTCGTTTTGATTTCTTCGAGATACGCTCCCTGCCCCATGCGAACGGGGATGTAGTCTGCCCATGGGATCTCATAAAACTTCTGCGTCGAGATCCGAGGCTGGATCAGGGTCGTCGTCTGGATCGTGTAGCGGTATCCGAGAGACGACGAGTCGATGGCTCCGTTGGAGTTAAAAAGAGACATCCCGGGCTGATATTTGATCAGGCCCTTGCTGTTCTTCAGCTCCTGCTTGATTTGCTCGTAAGTCCGATTGCGAAGGTACATTTCAGTGTTCTCCTTTTTCAACCGGCTTATGAGGCAATCGCCAGCGGGTTTGTGATCAGGACGCGGACGACCGTGCCTGTAAGTCCATAATCGAGGCAGATGCCGCGCGCCTTGTTGCTGCCGATGGTCGTGTTGACGAATGCTCCGGTCGCGTCACTGTAAACCGTGGCGCCCGGTGTCACCGTTCCGTTCGTGAGAAGCCAGACGATCGTTCCGAAGACGGCGACCTGGACCTGATCGAGTTGCGCGAAGGTTCCCTCAGTGGCCGTGCGCAGGAAAACGCCGATCGCGAGATCGGTCTGCGCGGCCTGCAGGAAGTTAAGGATATATCCGTTATTGATCGTCGTGTCGATTTTTGCGAACGCTCCGGCCGCGACGGTCGTGCCCGGGGTCGACTGATTCGGGGAAAGAATACCCGCGATCGATCCGGTCTGAAGAATCCCGAGGTCAACATCACCGACCGCGACCTGCTGCCCGAATTGGTTTGTATAGAACGTAGAGCCCATGGTGATAATCTCCTTTTTTTACTTTTTCGCGGCCGGTTCTTCTGAACCGAAGCGCTGGCGTCCGATAGCAAAACCATCAATCGGTTCTTCCAGATCGTTGACGAGTTCCCCGTTGCGGCTGTTGGCGAGTTCTTCGACGCGTGCGAAGTGCGCGCGGCCATTGCTGTTTTTGCGCTTATTGCACATGGCGCAGTTCTTCTTTTCATCGTCGTCGTGCTTCCCATCTTCGTGATCTTTTTCGACTTTCTCTTTTTCCTCGGCATTCGAGCGCTCGGTTTTCTTCGCTTCCTCGTCATCCTCTTTGCGCTTTTTGTCTTCGGCGTCTTTGTCGTCTTCAGCGTTTTGGAGAGCGATCGCGTCTTTCAGTTGCTTAACCGTGCGCTTGCCGATTCCGGGGACATCGACGATGTGATCGTCCGCGGGCCCTTTGTTGGCCAGCTCTTTATCTTTGGCGGCTTCCTGGGCCTTGAGCGCCTCGATGGCGTTGTCCAGGGTGTATTCCTTCCCACCCACCTCGATCACGGATTTCGAAGAATCGATGTCGATGGAGTTCTCCATCGTTTTGCCGTCCGCTCCCAGCAGCTTTTTGATCCACTGAAGTGTCATGGTTTTGGCTCCTTTGGTGTTGTAGATTCGGACGCCCTCGTAGCGAGGATTGGCGACGATCGCCAGGTGAGTGTACTCCCCGTCCAGCACTTCTCGTTCGTAAGGCACATTGTTGTGAATCCCGCCCGGCCCCCACTTCGTGACTCGGTAGGCGCATGAGACTTTAAATCCATTCTTGATGTTCTGAAGCGTGGCCGGTGTCGTGATCTGAAAGCTGCAGTGGAATTTCGCGTCGGCTGGGTCGAACCAGACGGCGTGATCGTTTCCATCCACGATGCCGTCAAAGTTCCCGTTCTTGAAATCGTCCGGGCTCACGTCGCGGTGATCCACGTTGATGACGGGCTTGCCGCGCATCGAGTTCGCCATCTTATCGAGCGCCGGCTTCTGAACGAGCACCATACCCACGTCGGCGTACATCACGACGCCGGGCTCAATGAATGAGCATTTCAGCGCGGTGGGCCAGGCGCCGGAGTTTTCAAGATTCGATCCTGTCCCCTCGCAAAATTCGCATTTTTCACGACCACCACTTTTTGTCTCGCCATATCCTTTCCCACCACACTGTTGACATGTCGCATTCGTTGCGGTGTGCAAATGCTTCTGACATGATTTCGTTATTGATCCATCGGGCTCAGTGATGCTTGAAATGGCCCCGTCGCAGGGACTACCGCTTTCAGCAAAAGCGCACTTCGCGGAGTTTTCTAATCGGCAATCTTGGCACACCTTTTCTGTCCCATATGGACCATCGAATTTTTTATGACATTTCTCGCACGTCTGCTGTCCAGCATGTTTCGCGTCTCTTTCACTGACGACATCTGCTTCATATTTTTTAAGTTCTCCTGTTTTCGTGTCGACTTTCTCCATTTCTACACGAACGCCGGAAGAATTTGATGCGCCATAACCAAGCCCCTTGGCTTTGCATTCATCGCACACGCCCCCGGCATAAGTCTCTTTCTCCGTTTTAACTTCTTTGATCGAGGCAGAGCAATACTCGCATTTGACGTGGTAGGGTGCTGAGTTCAAAATTCTGAATTGAGTTGGCATGAAAAAAAGCGCCTCCATGGTTTCGTGCCCACGAAGGCGCTTTTGCTCACGACTATTCAATTCGTATTACCGCTACGCGATAAAGATAGGCTGTATTTTTATCGTTGTCAAGTGCCACGCTTTGTTTTCATCAATTCCTGGAAGGCGCAGCGCGCATGTTTACCGTCGATGCAATCGTTGCAGTACGCCATTCCACCAAGCACGGCCTGAAAGTATCCCCTACAGCACCCGCAGCGGATTTTTACGATGCGGTCTGGAAGATCCATCAGCGAGCTTGGCCTTCAAAAACGGGGATGTCCACGCATCGGCAATTGTGTACAATGACATTTGCTGATGCGTACCATCCGTTACGCGTTTGGAGGTTATAAACATGGCCGCTAAAGGATTCCCGTCCAGTCTGAAGAATAGACCCAATCTTAAAAATCGAATCAAAATTGACATCAAATCGATCTGCGATTCCTACGTTCGAGGAGAGAGTGAGTTTGCGATTGCTCTTCGCCTTGGAATTAGTAGGAATGTCGTTCGACTTCGATTGATCGAAAATCATATTCCCATACGTTCTGGCTCCGAGGCCAACCGCATCAGAATGTCTCGAATGACTTTCGAGGATCGTTGCAAACTTACCAAGGCCTCGCACAGAGGGGCCAGACGAATCGCTCCAACGCAAAGAAACCAAATGCTCGAGAAGGCCGCTCTTTCGAGATGCAAAATCATTGGAAGCGGCGAACGTGAATTGTGTGAGGAACTTCTGCACATTGGATTGCCCATTGATCCCCAGCGGCCGTGCGGTGTCTATAACATCGACATTGCGATCGGTTCCATCGCCGTGGAATTGTGCCATCTTCCCTTGGAACGATTGGCAAAAAAACGATTCCCCGAGAGATTCAAATATCTTTCCGATCGTGGGTATACGCTCATTCAGATCCAGTTCTATCGCCTTGATCAGATCGTCGCTCAATTCGACGACTTGGTCAGAATGATCGAGCATACCTATCGTCTTCCATCCATTCAGCGTAAGCACAGGATGATTCGGTGTGGCTCTGAGCGTTTTACCAGAACCAAGAACCACAAAGGCCAATTCTCCTGCGAACCAACGCCGGAAAGATTTTTCTATACCACAAGCGATCTCCACTGAAGCATCCGCTGGAAAGCAATTGTAATCAGCGCCCGGGTTATTGCGCGCGCCGGTCGTGCGATCTGTGACGGGCGGGTTGTCGTAGGAGAAGACCATCCCGTTCAGCTCGCTATGATCGTGACGGACGTTATTGTCGTGCGCAGTGCTCCAGCGGTAGCGCCTGATGCCGGCGTCTTTAAACCGGCTCTCCCTGAATTTTGCGAGGAAGAGTCCCGTTTCCTGGCGCGCGAGGAATTTCGCTTTGTTCTCCGAAACGCTGTAGCGGTTCTGGATTGAGCTGGTCAGGCGATCGAAGCGGAAGCCCTGCGTGGCGTTGTACTCCACGCGCTGGCGCAGGGCGCCGATCTCCTCGCTTGAAAATTTCTGAATCCAGAGCTTCATGTTCTGGTTGTACTCTTTGGCGAGGCGCTCTTTGCCTTCCTGGGTGAGCTTGGGGGCGACGATGATCTCCTGGGCGGCGTGCCTGAATCCGGCGTCGATGGCGTTAATGGACGACTCCGCATTGACCTGGTAGGAATCCACCAGCTCAGTCAGGTGGCTCTCGGTTTCGTTCAGGACGCGCAGAAGCTCTTCGTGGGCGCCTTTGGCTTTCATGGAGTACGCTGTGGCCTCTGAGGTGACCCATCCCGGGACGCTCGACGGGTCTATTCTAAATACCTTCGATCGTGCGTCGAAGGTGGCTCCCATGCGCTTGAGCGCCTTGCTGATGGCGGCGTTGAATTCACCCGAGAAAACACCGCCGGCGTATTGAACACGGCCGGATTGGAGGGCGTCGGTAAGATCGGACTCGGTGGAGTTGAAGATCTGCGCCGGTTGAGCATTCGCTTTTTCAATAACCACCAGAAGGGGCTTGAACAAAATCGCATAGAAAATCTCCTTCAGCTGCTTTTCGATGTCGATGAAGTACGCCGGCTTGAGGGGCTGCGTCGCGATGCTCAATTGGGTTTGGGTGGTTCCTGGGGCGGCGTGGGCGGGACCACGGTTGGAATGATCGGCTTACCGTTGCGCGCGCCTGGGGGCGTCATGATCAGACCGGGCTGGTAATTGACGACGATCGGGATCGCGGCCGCAATCACTTTGACGGTCATGTCTTTCTCGACTTGGTTGCTGAGGGGCGCGTCCACCATCACTTGCCCGTTGTCCGTGTCGAATTGAATACGAATAATCCCTCTCATTTTTGATCTCCCTGTTCTTTTTTCTGGCCGGGCTCTCCTGGCTTCTGCTCGGCGCCCATGGCCATCATGAGTGGCTCGGGCTCTGCGCCGCGGGCCACTTCGGTTTCAATCGGTATGATTTTCTCTTTCTGCTGGAGCTCCATGTACTCTTTGGGCGTCAGCATGCCGGCCTGCATGTCCTGAAAATAGCGGGCGTGCTTGCTCGTCTTGATCTGCTCTTCCTGCTCAGACGACATCACGCGCAGGGGTTTGAATTCAAAAGAAAGATCGTAATCTTCGCCCCAGAGCGCGATCGCCACGAGATCGATCAGCTTGCGAAGCGTGGGCCGCAGGTGCTCGCGCACTTCGGATTCGACCATGGCGTTGTAGTTTTCAATGTCATCTTCCCCGGAGGAGAAACCGACGGCGCCGGTCCCGAAGAGTTTGTTGATCGGGATGCGCGTTGCGCTGGCGAGGCTGATTCGGTTCTGGACCGACATCTCGGCAAGGCCCGAGAAGGTGACCTGCTTCTGGACGTAATCGTCTTTGGCGTCCATCACGAGAGCGTTGCCGGTGTTCTTTGTCATGTTCGCAATCTGGACGCGCTGCATCGCCATCTGCGTGCCCTTCTGGCTTGAGAGCTGGGCGAGAAATCCCTCGAATTTGTAAATGTCGACTTTCGCTTCCCGGAGCAGATCGTAGATTGCGTTCTGTGTGCGCAGGTAGATATTGAATGGTTCGATCATCTTTTCCATGTCGGAGAGGCCCCAGTCCTGGAGCATCCAGCGGATCTGGAAGGGCGCCTCTTTCCCGGCGACGGTGTAGACGCGCGACTTGTGGAAGCGCTGCCCGTAGAACGTGTAAAACTCCGCGAAGCGTTTTGGCGATTGCATCTCCCAGCGCGAGGCGGCGTAGAATTTCAGCTGGTCCAGTTTGATGTCATTAATCGAAAGCGGTTTCTCCGGGTCCTGGTCGGTATTTAAAACCATGGCTGAACCGCCGAAGAGCTTGGCCCACTCTTCGAGCGTCTTCACCTGGTGATAAAAATTGATGTCCTCGAGAAGGTTCTCCAGCTCTTTGATGTCGTCTTTGTCGAGCTGGTCGGATCGGAAGTCGAGGCCGCCGCGCAGGGCGTCCTGGATCGGCATGTCGATGGCGTTCTGCAGGACGGGCTGGCTTTTGTAGGCGTACATCAGCGTCTGGTATTGCAGGGTCAGCGGCGCGTAGGCGTTGTTGAAAGCCAGAGGCCCGGTGCTGGCGAGCTCGGATCCTGTGCCAAAGGCTCCGGTGGCAAAGGCCGGCATTGAGTTGGCGAGCACGTTTCCGTCCTGGGCGTTGATGCGTTCGATCAGCTCGCCTGCTGTCATGCGCAGGGACGATACCTGGTTTTCGAGGACGGCGAGTTGTGCGCTTCCGAATGATTCGCTCATGACATGAATTTCTCCCAGCTATCGGTTTCAAGGTCCATCGTTAAAAGAACCGCATCGCGTATGTCGTCATGCTCCGGGTAGTTCGTTGTGAGCTGATGCTCGAGTTTATCCCTTTTTTCTTTCGGGATCAAATTTGAAATGTGAACTTTCCCGTTTTCGAAGAAGTGGGAACGGTTCTCAAGGTTCGTTATTTTGTCCGGCACCCACTCCACGCGGTGGACCGGTAGGTTGGTTTCAGCGGTGACGTAGCTGGCGTAATCATCAAATCCACCGATCGCTTCGATGCGCACTTCAGTCACGGGCCGATCTTTGCCGCAGTCGCGCGCTTTCGACTGGAGCTGCTCTTTGCGGCCGGCGAGCGTGAGGAGCGCGTCATCGATGTCTTCGATCCAGAATTCGTTTCCGTCTTTCTGCTGAGTCACGAGCACTTTAGCGAAGCCCGTAGGATCCGCATCGTTTTTCTTTCCGA